CAGTATGAACACGTTAAAGGGTTTACCCTACGCGACCATTTTCCACTTTGGGAACCATGCTGGGCGGTCTGGATGAACGAAGACACAGTAGTCAAGCACCGGTTTAAAGGTGGAATCCATGCTACCCACAATAACACCGTGTGGAGCGGGAAAAATATTGTCACGGGGCATCTGCACAGTCTAAAATGTACGCCATTTTCGGACTACAACGGCGTGAGGTACGGTATTGATACCGGAACATTAGCTGAACCCTATGGACCTCAGTTTGAGGATTACACTGAGCATGGCCCACTCAACTGGCGTAGCGGCTTTGCTGTACTAACGTTTGTAAATGGCAAGTTAATTCTGCCCGAACTGGTGACCACACACGGCCCCGACTCCATTGAGTTCCGAGGCCGTGTGATTAAAGTTACTCAGTGAATTGAGTAATTTACTCAGCCACTTCTTCTTCAGTCTCTTCTTCGCCTTCTTCATCTTCAGCTGGAACTTCATCCCAGTTGCCGATCCAACCGTTTTCTTCTTGGAATTCAACAAATTCCTTCAAGACTTCAATGTGGTCAAAATCGTTTGTCTCAACGGTAACGGTGCTAGTACCCAACCAGCCGATTGTCATTTCAAATTTAAACATGCTTGCTCCTAACGCAGCGGGATTGCTGCATTTGCTATCCTAAAGGCCAAAAATGACATATACAATACAAAAGCCGGGGGTGACACGGCAATGCAATCATGGCACAATTGGGCCTGACGATAGGGTTGCTCACATCAACACCGCCCTCAGTGTCCTAACCGCATGAGGTAATCCGTGCCTTTAAAAAAGATTCTGTTCCGGCCCGGCGTCAACCGGGAAAACACGCGCTACGCATCCGAGTCGTTGGGCGCTGTTGCTGGCGCAACGGAATCTGTGGGCGGGTGGTATGAATCTAATAATATTCGTTTTCGTCAGGGCACACCTGAAAAGATTGGTGGCTGGTCACGCATTTCTGCTTCTACTTTTTTGGGCGTATGCCGGTCATTGTGGAACTGGATTACCCTAAGCGGGCAGAACTTGCTTGGTGTTGGGACAAACTTAAAATTTTACATTGAGAACGGCGGGGCGTACAACGACATTACCCCATTGCGCCAAACCATTACGTTGGGTGCTAACCCGTTTGTTACACAAAACACATCCAAAACCGTAACCGTTACTGACTCTACGGGCGGCTGGGTAAACGGCGACTTTGTAACGTTCAGCGGCGCTACTGCGGTGGGTGGTTTGACCATCAACGGCGAGTACCAAATTTCAACCATTGGCACAAGCGCAACCACTTACACTATCCAAGCTGCTACGGCGGCTACGTCAAACGCTACAGGCGGCGGGTCATCTGTAGTGGCGGCCTATCAAATTAACGTCGGCCCTGCGTTTGCTGTTCCCGTAGTGGGTTGGGGCGCTGGTACTTGGGGATCGGGCACTTGGGGTATTGGCTCACCATCGGTCTACAGCATCCGGCTTTGGAGCCAAGATAACTTTGGCGAGAACTTGATCTTTGGCCCACGCGGTGGCGGCATTTATTACTGGCAAGCTTCAACATCTTTGACAACTCGGGCAGTTTTAATTTCTAGTTTGGGTGGAACGGCCACGTTTACCAACGCAAGTCCTACGGTCGTTACCGGCACAGTTGTGTACACAAACGGCACTGCTTTGCAATTTAATGCTACAGGCTCCATGCCTTCTGGCGTAGCCGCAGGCACAACATACTACGTCTCAAACGTCAATGGTTTAACTTACAAATTGGTGGACAGTGCGGGCAACTTAATTAACGCTTCATCCACAGGCTCAGGTGTGTATGTGTCCAACATTGTTGATGCACCCATCGTGCAAAACTACATAGCGGTATCGGATGCGTCTCGGTTTGTTTTTGCCTTTGGCTGTAATGACTACGGTAGCGCCACCCAAAACCCTATGTTGCTGCGTTGGTCGGATCAAGAATCGGTGACCCAGTGGACACCAGCCGCCACCAACCAAGCGGGCAGTTTGCTCTTGTCTCACGGTTCACAAATCATTACCGCCATACAGGCGCGTCAGGAAATTTTGGTGTGGACTGATTCATCGGTTTACTCACTTCAGTATCAAGGTCCGCCAATTGTTTGGGGTTCTCAATTATTAACTGACAATATTTCTATTGTCAGCGAAAACGCAACGGCTTTGGCATCTGGTACGGTGTATTGGATGGGCGTTGACAAGTTTTACAAGTACGACGGGCGCACACAAACTTTGCGTTGTGACTTGCGCCAGTACGTGTACAGCGACATTAACTTGTCTCAAAAGGCGCAGTTCTTTGCAAGCACCAACGAAGGCTTTAACGAAGTCTGGTTTTTTTATTGTTCAGCTAACTCGATGGCAATTGACAAGTATGTTGTCTACAATTACTTTGAAGACGTGTGGTACTACGGTTTAATGTCCCGCACAGCATGGCTGGACTCTGGCCTGCGGGATTATCCTTTGGCGGCTACGTATATCAATAACATTGTGAACCACGAGTTTGGCGTAGACGACAACTCCACAGGTACTCCTCAGCCAATTACTGCACTGATTGCCTCGTCTGAATTTGACATTGACGACGGTCACAACTTTGGCTTTGTGCGCCGTATCCTGCCTGACTTGACATTCCGTGGCTCGTCTGACGCTATCACGCCACAAGTGACCATGACGCTGATTCCTCTGGCCAACTCAGGCTCGGGCTACAGCAATCCCGCCTCTGAAGGTGGGGATAACTTTGCAACTGTGCAGCGCATTACTACTGTGCCTGTTGAACAATTTACTGGACAGGTTTTCATCCGTGTGCGCGGACGGCAGATGGTGTTTAGGATTGACTCCAGCCAAGTGGGCTGCACGTTCCAGATTGGCGCACCGCGTATTGATTTGCAATCCGATGGCCGCAGAGGTAACTCATGAGCTTGTTCACCATTGTCGCGCCGCCTCGGCCCACGTCTGCCCCAAAGGAATACGAGCAGGCATTCATGGCCCAGATGCAGAACATCTTGAACTTGTTCTTCCAACAGGTTAATGCTGTGCAGCCCATCAACATTGCCAAGCTGAACATTGATTTGAAGACCCTGCCGACAGAGGCGTCCGTGACTACGCTCCGATCAGGCGACGTGTATCGGGACACGACCGCAGGCAACGTATTGAAAGTGAAGGTCTAATATGGCTACAAAAGCAGAAGTACTGGCTCGAGTTAAAAAGCAACAAGCTGATCCCGCTTATTTGCACGCCGTTGATCCCAACTTTGCCAAAACTGGATTTACGTTAGGTGATACGTCAAAATTAAAAACAGTTTCTGTAATTGATCCTTATGCAATTCCTGATGAATATGGAAATTTAAATAACGATTTTAGTTACCAAGAGGACCCATACGGTCAACGTGTTGGATTTAGTGCAAATCAAGGCGTTGATAATGAGGGAAACCCTCAAGGTAGCCCGGAATATCGCCAATTAACCAATGTTGGTGGCAAACAAGTTCAAGTTTTTTATGATGACAAAGGTAATTTTAAAAGCGCAATTGGCGATGACATTACCAAAAACGGCCATAAATATACCCCTATTTACGATCAAAAAGGCAACATAGTCCAATATGCAGACGCTGGCGGTGATGGGTTTGGCGATTTTGTAAAGATGGCTGCATTGTCTGCCCTGACGGCTGGCCTTGGTGGTGCGGCTGGCTTAGGTGAGAGCTTGTATGGATTGACTGGAACTGCTGGTTCAATTGCGGGCGGCGCTACATTGGGCGCAGGTAAAGCTGCACTTACGGGTGGTAACCTTCAAGATATTTTAAAAAGCGCGGCCCTCGGTGGTTTAGGCGGAGCGGGAAGCGTAAACATTGGGGGAACTGGATTTACCGTTGGCGATTTAACCAAGGCTGCAAACGTATTGCAAGCTGCAAAAAGCGGCGATATGTTTAGCGCAATAACCGGCGCGGCAAACATGTCCGGTTTATCCACGGACATTCCAATTGGTAATACGGGTTACACGTTAAGCGATTTAACTAAAAATGCAAAGTTGGCGCAGGCTGTTTTGTCTGGCAACCCGCAAGCGGTTATTAGCGCGATTACAAAATTCTCTGGAATGGTTCAGGCCAACTCCACCAACACGCCAACTGAAGACCAAGTTAACGCCCGGAACAAAGATTTTATTGATAGCTTGTCTCCATATGAAAGCAAAAACCCAAATGCGTTGCTTGATTTGGCGGTTGGCAATCAACAAAAAAGCGCGGAAGCTGACCAACCCGCAATAGACGCCAGAACTCAAGACATCATTAAGCAACTTGAAAAAGCTGGCGTGCCAATTGATGAAGCCGCAACCGACTGGGCTGCGTTATATGCACAAGAAACAACAGACCCTGTAACTGGGAAAACCATTAAGGGTGTCGATGTTTCTACGTATGCGCCACAAAATTTAAACATTGACCCTGCGCAATGGGATTCTTACACCAAGAATTTGCAAAGTATCATTGATAAAGGCGGGTACACAAGCCAATGGCAGACTGTGGGCACAGATCGCATCATGGTTCAAGATGACGGCACTGCAATTGCTACCAACGAAAACGGTGATCCTTACTCGCTGACCAAAACCCAAGTTGACCAGATGGTGCAAAACGGTATTTTGAATACTGCAAACTCTGGCTATGTTGCCGCAACAGGTGGTACTGGAAATAACCCGGGCGGAACTAAAACAACAACAACTCCTGTTGGTGGAACCAAAACAACGACCCCTGCCACGCAAACCACTACGCCTACTGCCAGCACACCAACCGCATCTGCGCCCACAACAACGAGGGTTGGCTTAGACCCGCTGGATGTAGCAAAGATGAAGAATGATGTGGCGCATATAAAAGCAATGGAAGAGCTGTTTGGTGGTAGCATTTATGACCAGACGCCTGCTTCCTCGGCGCACGATCAAACTGACATTGTTGAAGCCGCAACAGGCGGACAAGTCTATTCGGGCGGTGGTGACATCCACGCTCTTTTGCAATTACTGAGGAGCTGATATGAACGGCAAATGGGTACTTACCGATAACGGAGATGGAACAGAAAGCTGGACTTGGATTGAGGATGACCAAGTCCCACCAACAGGCGGTGGAAATGATTATGGGAAATATGATACATCCGGCTGGACTACGGATGAATTAGGAAATCCTTACAAAATTGATAGCAATGGAAATCTTGAGTTTAAAGATGACAAAGGAACAATTTTTAAATATGACACCGACAAAGGCGGTTTTGTTGACCCAAGCGGAAAGCTTGCCGGTGGCGGCAATAGCAGTTTAATTAACGGAATTAAAAACTTTTTTACCAAAGCGGATGGAAGTTTAGATTTATCAAAAATTGGTTTAATTGGCGGTGGTATTGCTGGCGCATTAGGCGCAAACACTGCAACAATCAAACCCACAGGTTATCAAGGCGGCATTCCTAATTTGGTAGCCAGCCAGCCCATGCTGACTGAGCCTCCTCCCGGTCGTCGTCCCGGCTCGGGCGGCATCAACTACGGCACAGGCGTACAGTACAAAGATTCCAAAGGGAACATTGTTTCCGACACGTCCACACCCATTGCCGACTTATACAAGAAAGCCACCCAAGAAGGAACGTTCAACGAGTGGGGTGACCAGTATGGCAAAGGTTTGACTGGCGCGGCCACAAACAGCGATGACATGACAAGAATGACGGCTTTGCTAAGAAAGAAAATTGCGGATCAGGCGGCTGCAACTTCAAACGGAATCAGCACTACTGCTCCTGCTATTACAAACAGCGGCATTGCCAATGCAGCAAACTTAGCTGCCGCAGCCGCCGGTAAATTGCCTGCTGGTGTGGGCGTGAACAGTTATGGTCAAACTGGTAC